AGGAGTTGCATAATGCGTATTTCCACTACGTCCAGAACCTTCTTCAAAAGCAGAATAGTCTTTAGACAACTGTCTTCCAGGCGCAAGTAATTCTGCAGGAATAAATGCTTGCGGGTCAGGACTTGTTAACTTAAAAGTATATACAAACCCGTCACCCTCTTGATATGGATCGTTAACTACGATGACAGGATAATTTCTATCATCAAGTACCAATACTTCACCTGATGTGAAGATTTTTTCTTTTAAAACCACTCTTACCGTTTGGCCATAAATACCAGGTGTAGACCCGCCGTCTCCGAAATTTTTTATAATTGGTACGGCTATTTCTAACTCACCCATAAGCTTCCAACGATATTCACGATTTTCAACCACTTTATAGCGGTTCAAACCATTAGTCAAAAGGTTTAAGGGGTTATTATAATCGTAACCAAATATATATGAAATTACGGGAGACACCAACTCTGGCTGTGTAAGAAAAGCATTAGCTAAGTTGTTCTGATCAGTTAGACCAGAAAACCTTTTACCTCTGTAAAGTTGTAATCCGTTAATGTTCATTCATATTTGTTTATTTAATTAATAATTTATTTTCTTCTAAATGATTCAAATGCCGAAAGATCAGAAGTTTCTACTACACTAGGAACTCTAGCTTTAGGTTTCTTCTTATTTCCATTGAAGATCTTTTTTCTAAGTTCTAAAGATGCTTCTTTCTTTCCTTCTTTTTTTGCTTTTGAAAAATCAAAATTTTTGTATTTCATAAAAGCAAGCATGATTGCATTTTCTGTAGGATTTTCATTTATTGCTTTCACATATCCTGTTTCTCCATTTTTATCAGGAACTGTCAACCATTTATAAAAATCCTCTTTTTCTTTTTTTGAAATCCCGATACCGGCAATAGAATCAGACTTGTTAATAAAAGATTCAATTTCTTTCTTTTTATTTTCAGCCGCTTCTATCATTCTGGCATGTTCTTTTCTCTGCTCTTCTATTAAAGATTGTTTTTTCTTTTCTACAATCTTTTCATATTTTATTTTAGCTCTTTTAGCTTCTTTCTCTAGAATACCAGAATCTTCATAATCTTGAATAGCATCTGCTATTTCATCATCAGAATATTCTTGAGATTTTAAATAAGCAGATATAATTGTTTTTTGTCCTTTTTCTTCTTCGATATCGTAATTTTCTACGATCTCTTTTTGTGAAGCAGAATAAAGATATTCTGTAATATTTCCTCCATTGTTTATAAAATCTACAAGCTCTTGAACTTGTTTAGGATATTGATCTATTACTTTTTTTACTGATTTTTCTACAGCTTTATTATATCCTTCAATAAGAGAATCTACAGAGTCGTCAAAATTTTCTTCATCATAATCAAACAATCCATTATCATGGAGAAGTTTCGCAAAAGGTTCAAAAGAAAATTCATTTTCGTCTTCTGAATCATCTGATTCATCTTCCTCTTCTTCCCCTTCTTCTTCTGAATCATCAGATGTTTCTTCTTCGTCTGTTTCCTCTTCTTCAGCTTCTTCAACCCTTTTATTTTGTTTATTTTTTATTTCATCGGGTATCTGATCTTCTATAGGATCACCTGATTCTTCGTCTTCTTCGATATCAGAATTCTGAATCACTTCTTCCTCAAGCTCTTCTGAACTTCTGGGTTTAAAACTAGAAGAGCCATCTTTGGCTTCAGAAGTTATCTCAAAAGGAATAAATGATTCAATTGATAGTTCTGGAAATTGTTTTTCTTTACTCATAATGTTGCAAAGTTAATACTAATTTTTGTAATATAATAATTTTTATTTAGATTTATTCGAATTGTTCTGTTTTTTAAGGGCCTTTTCTTTTAGTTCAGAATCTTTTTTAAGTTTTTCTCTTTTAAATTCTAGATCTTCTCTTTTTAATCTTAATTCTTCTTGATCCATATTAGACTCATGTAGAAATTTTTCAAATTCTAATACATCAGGAATGTTATTATCGTTTCTATCCTTATCTGTATCGAAACCTAAAGCTTGAATTTGAGCAACATCTATCTTGTTATCTCTATCAAGTTGTTTATTTCTATCTTCTCTATCAAGTTTTTCTCGTTCAAAAGCAATGCGATCTTGGTTAATTTTATCTTGAATTTCTAATTCTCTCTCTTGTTGTTCTTGAGCTTGTTGCATAGTTTCTTGCTCGGACTTAGCAATTTTTTTACTAATATCAACAATAGAATCAGATTTAATGATTTCAACAATATCAGAAAGTCTAGCAAGACCAGAAGACATAGCAAATCTAGAAAGCTCCTTAAGTTCTTGTTTGATTGTATTATCCTTAGAAGAATCGCTTATAAATACTCCATAATCAGCATTTATATAATCGTTCGATTCAATGTTTAAGAAGTATCGTGAAAAATCAGGAAGAATATATTGTATTCTTTTTCCGTCTTCCCATGCTACCTTGGAACACTCTATTATAGAAGTAAGAACTCTTTTCTTAACCTCGTTGTGTTCATAAAATAATCTTTCAGTAATATGAGAAGATTGTAAAACCGAACGCTCTACTCCACCTACTGTTTCAGAAGTATTAATCTGTCCTTGTCTTTGACGAGATACTCCAGACAATTCCCCAACCATATCTTCTATCTTTTGAAGAATACCAATATATTGACCCACAGATTGAGATAGCGTCATATCAATATCAGTAAACTGATTAAAGTTTGGAAGTTGTCCTGCTTGTCTTCCCGTACCTTCTTCAAGAGAGTTAATGAATGCTAGTCCTATATTATCAAAATAGTACATCCATTTCTCAAGATCAATCCCCATCGATTTAGGAATCATAGCTAAATCCATTATCATTTTTTTACCTTTGGCTTTAGCTATCTCAAGCTCCATTCGGTACATGATAATATTATATAAATACTGGTGTGACTTTACAGAATCAATAATCGAAACAGATTCTGAATTTCTATTATTATATGCTATACCAACAAATCCCAACTTACATTTTGATGGTTGATCTACAGGTCTAAATTGAACAGATTTTGGCCCTATATGAACAAATATGTTATCTCCAATCTTAGTTCCCTCCCACACTTCAGGTATCCAAGTCCATTTAACTTTTTGACCTAATTCATCAATAGGTTCATAAGTCTCATCAACGATGGTCTCTTGAGGTTCTCCTAGTTCATCAATATAAGTAAGAAATCCTATTTTACGTAAAGATTTCCACTCTACTCTTGTAACAGGAATATATCCATTATTTCTAGTACTATCATTCTCGGATACTACATCTGGAGATAAAGGTAATATTCCTACTTTGCTAGCAGATGTTAAATCTGTTGGAGATTCAATTAAAGGTCCCACTTGTTCCGCTGATACATTATTAGAATTAAGTTCTAATTCATCAATTAATCTAATCTCTTTTTCAGTAAGATCATCATAATAAGTATCTATTATAGAAGATGGAGTACACCATTGTGTTTCTAATGCCCACTGTCCGTCTTCTATATAATCAAGATCTGGATCTTTATCATAATCAAAATTTAACGGATTGACACATCTTACTATGGGTTCTCCGTTTTCAATTCCTACGTGATATACTTCTTGTCCTGCAATCAAAGCATCTTTCCATCCCTTGTTAAATTTATATTGCATGTCTTGTTCTCTAACAAGATATTCTAGTGATTTCTGAGCCGTTGATTCTGCGATATCTGTATAATCATATTGCATATATTTTTGAACATCAGGAAGAGTTTCAAACTGAGTTATTACTTCTTCAGTAGGTTCTATTCCCATTGCCATTAATTCAATTTGAAATTGGCTCATGGCATATTCAAAAATAAGACTTTTTTTCTTATCCTCTACTCTTTTAGTAGATTCAGAATCTGTACATACAACACGAAAATTAAAAGGTCTATTAATTTCTTCTCCTAACAAAAGATTTATTTTAGGAGATATAATATCGTAATGAGCAAAACGAGCAGGATATTCTTTATCTAATCCATAAGGATTTGTAACATAAGAAAAGTCAGATTCATTTATGATTCCATTATAAAGGTCATAGTTAACCTTCATTTTTACTTTTTTCCTACTTAATCCGTTATGATAGGTATTAGATAAAGCGATAATATCATTTATTACACTCTTTGCCCAAGATTTAGTTTTTTTAGATCTTGGAAGTTTTTGTTTAGGAAATATATATTCGCTTCTCATTAATTTGCAAAAATAGTGAATAAAATGTTAATATTATAATAACATAACTTTTATGTTTTCTTTTAAGGGCTTTATATGAATAATCTCTTATCAAAGAAACTGTCTATTTCTATTTCTTCGTTTTCAGTAGAAACTATTTTGAACATTTCTAAATCCTGTATTATGCACAACATCATCGATATTACTCTATCAAAATTACCATCTACATTATAAGCAATTAATTCTTTTAATAAAGGTATTGAATATATTTTGGTAAGGTTCTTTTTACCCTCTTCATACTCTTCATTTAACCAGTCTCTAAGTTTAATCTCGGCATATTGCTTAATTGGTTTACTCATGTGTATTCCATATCCTCTAGATACTTTAGAATTAGGAGATATTTCTTGAATAATTCCGGGTTGCGTAGCTAAGAGATGTAAACAGTATTTCGTTTGAAAATACTGTTTTAATCCTTTTACTTGATTTTCATAAAGAGCAAGAGCATTATAGTATTCTAACAGCCTTCTACAATTTTCATTAAACGTATCGGTTGTATCAGGACGCGCTGTATATTCTGCAACAGGCCAATGATAAGTCTTATCGTTAGTTAAAAATCTTTTATAAATTATACAAGAACCTAATGATTCAGAATTAGGAGCATCGTCTTGTGAATAAGGGTCAATTCCTGCGATATATAATCCAGGAGTAAAACTCTTCTCTGGATGTTCCCATATTACAATACATCCTTCTTTATCATCTTTTTCTCTAACGGGATAATCACAAGGTATCAGACTGTCATTTCCTTTCCAAAATACTTTTCCGTTTTCGTCTCGTCCTAATGTTCCTTTATTACCTATAGATTTTAATTTCTTATGAGATTCTAATTCATTGAGATGATCTTTTAAATCCGCAACAGGAAATACGTTGCCTGTAAGTACAAGAAATGCTTCTGATGGTATTAATGGTCTTTGTTGAAGTTCGTCATCTAAAGGTTTTCTATCTGATGCGGAAGCTGCTTTCTCTCTTCGTTTCATTAAATAATCAAGAGCAGCTTCTACATTGGTATTTCCTTCTTCATCTTTAAATTGATTAAGACCTTTAGTTGCAGGAACAAAATATCCTATTTTTCCTTTATTTTCCCATTCATCATTAAAAGAAAGACAATCATATGCTTCGGGATCATAAAATACTTTTTTAGCCTCTTCTGTAGCTCCTCCACTCATATCTCCTCCTGTACCAAACATCCATACAGTACCAAATTTATAGGCTCCGTTATTAGTACATTCTTTAATTTGACCTAAGGATTGAGTTAGATTATTAAAAAAGCCAATCTCTTCTAGCAAGGTCAATCCGGGACGAGTACCGTTGGCAGCAAAAGGATTATCTCCAAAAGATCTATGATGTATTTTTGATCTAGATCCTTTAGTTACCCATTCTCCTCCTACTTTTTCATCATATTCTGCAATAATAGTTTTACCGCTTTCCCAACTACCAGAATAAGCTTTAAGAAAAGGAGGCGGATAATATATACCATTAAACTTAATTCCCCCTTTCATATGCTCAAGAGATAGTTTGACTTTCTGTATTAAGTTTTTAGAATATTTTGTATCAATGGCTCCAATAAGAGTTTCAGACGCTGATTTTTCTCCTTCTTTTAAAAGAGCTAATAATTCATCATAATCTGTGGCCCCATCAAATAAGAAATTATGAGCGATAGCTGCGGCAGCAAAAAAAGATTTACCCCCTCCACGAGCCTCAATATCAATAATATTTCTGGCTTCGTTTTCATATAAAGGTTTGCCTAAATTTTTGGGATGTATTTTCTGAAGATAATCTCTAGGATTTATATATTGTATTTTTTGATATCTTCTTCCGTTTTCACTAAGATTTATCTCTTCAATAGATACAATTTTTTCTTCTTTAAAATCCCAATAAAGTTCTGCGTCCTTATAATCGTGCCTACAAGTATGTAAAGGATCGTCTGAAAATCCAGAAAATCCACGAGCCTCTAAAAGTAATCTTCCCTTTTCCCATTCTAGATCACGAAGAAAGGGGTTAGCTAATGTTTTTACTTTAGAGTGTTCTGTCTTATTAAGTTCAATAATATGATGATTCACATAATAATAAGTGACAGGAGGCATAAATTTACCTCCCACCCAATACCCCTCAATACACTTTCTCTTCTCTGATTTCCAAAAATTTTTATAATCTTGAGAAAAAGGATTAAGTTTGGGTATTTTACCTATTTTAAATGATTCGTTACTTACCATTAAATTTCACCACTATCAGACAAAGATGCTACTTTTCCTCCCCTACCCTGTGATTGTGCTTGTTCTTTAGATAGTTCTTCTTTTATTCGTTTAAGATCATCATACATACTTTTAGTATTCTTCATCATCTTATCTAAAAGATCAGCAGAACCTTTTACAAGCACTGTTTTACCGTTAATTTCTTGATACATATCTTCGGTATACGGAGTGTTTTTAATAAATTTGGCGCGTTCCATCATTTTATTATCCCACTCTCTTAATACTTTTTCAGCAGGAGTATCTATTATATGAATATACATCTCTGCACATTTATCAATTGCTTCTTGATTCTTCTTATAAAAAGCTTCGTCTCCACAATAATCTTTTCCTATTATTATTTGTTTCTCTTCTTCTTCTATATTATAGAATTGAGAATCTATATCATATACAAGAGAAACAAACCACATTATAGAAGAAGATAATTGTTTATTTTTTTTGTCTTCTTTATATAAAGATTTGAAGGGCTCAATAGATTTAAATTGGGGATGAACTTCCCAAAAATTTACACCTATATCAAAACTGTCTAATATTTTACTCATGCGTTTTAAATCCTGTAGTAGCTGTATGATTTTTCTTAGGAAATACTACATCTTTAATAGTATCATAAGATCCTTTTACCGTATATATTGAACCGTCTCTGATAGTTATTTTACATCTATCTTTTTTGATTCTTCCTTTTTCATTAAACATTTGAGTAACACTATCTATATCTCTAACACAACAAGTATGCTTTAAAGACATATCTTTTTTAATTAATATAGAATTGCCCTCATCGTCTTCTTCATAAAGATCGTTAACTAAAATAAATTCATATATATAATTATTTTTGTCTACCCACATATCCCTTTTCTTTTAAAGCTTTAACTCTTCCGGGTTTGGCTCTAAATATACCAAGATGATGTAATCTAACTGATTCAAGAGTTCCTCGTTCTACACAATCTTTTAAGAATTCAAACTGACTCTTAACTATCTTCTCTATTATTTCCTCAGAAAGATTATGCTTCTTTGAGAGCTTTTTTATAATTTCCTGCATGTCTTTTTTCTCTTTCTAAATAATCTTTCATTTCCCTATATCCTGTATCTCCAAGATTTATTACCATTACAGATAATCTTTCCTTTGTTTCAGGATCAATAAAAGATTTAAATAAAAACTTATCGGATTTTCCTATATACAAATATGTATCATCTGTCAATCTATAAATTAAGCTGTTGTACCTTCTCTTAAAAATAGATGTTCTTCTCATAGGGGTAAATCCTAAATTCTTAAGTTGTTCTCTAGTGAGTGCCATATTATTTAGTTGTTGAGTTTATATAATTATTATAATCTTCATCAGAATCAAATAAATATCTATCAAGAAGCTTCATTTTTTCTTGTTTACCATTAGTCATAGTAAATAATAAATATCCATCTTTTTGAACGACGCTTTCAATATCTACTATTTCTTCACTCTTATTTGATTTTGTTCTAATTTTTCTAGTAGCCATTTTATATCCTCATTGGTTGGTTCTCTTTGTAATATTCCTACTCTCCAGGGTCTTTTTAACATCTCCATGTAATATTCAAACTTAAATCCTCTCTTAAACTCTTTAAGCTCTGGTTTTCGATATTGTGTTTGTGTTTGTCTCTTCTGTGAGTAGTATTTGTAATACAAGTATCCCATTCGATCCGATTAAAATGTTAGTATCATAACTAGTTATTATACTTTTTGGATTATTTTCTAAATATTCATTTATGATTTTTATTAATCTTTTTTGTCTAAATAAAAGATCTGAAAATTCGTCATAAACTAATTCAATTACTTTAATCGTTTCCATTATTTTGTATATTTATATCAAA